CTAAACTATGTGAAACTGACGGTGATATGCTACCACCTACACGCACGCTGGGGCATATTTTGTCAGATATGGGGTACTCGCAGATTGATGGGCGAAGGGTTTATATCAAAAAAAAAAATACTCAGCATTATGTTTGGTTTAAACATTCGCCCAAAAATGACAGTCAATCTGTTAAAAAAGAGGTCATATTATTTTTTAAAGGTGATTTTGACGAAATACCGTTTTGAGATTAAAGGCCACTTTTTAGTGGCCTTTTTTTTGACTAGACCAATGAATTATAAAATTAGCGCAATAATTAGCGCAATGTTTAAACGTAAGTTATTGATTATAAAACGATTAGCGCGGTTAGCTCAAAAAGCGCAATTTTGTCATTCCTTATACACATATAAATATATTTATGCGTATATATATATATTTATCTATCATGTGTGGACATTCTTACTTTATTGCGCTATTGCGCTAATTTAATAAAAAACATTGGTAAAATCAATAACTTACACAAATTAGCGCAATGTTACATTGCGCTAATTATTGCGCTAATTTTCAAAACATTGCGCCAGTGGCCTAAATTGACAGAGAAAACTGCCAGTGATTTTGGTTATTCGTGTTTTATCTGTTATTCGGCAGTCGAGGCGATAGATAAAATTAAGGGTTATTACAATCTGTCAATCTAGGCCGATTTTTAAAAATGGAGAATTACGGCCTAAATTGACAAGTGGTGTTTGGTATAGTGGTTATCGGTTGCAATGAGAGTTGGGCATATTTTAGCGATGAATGGGAGTTAAGACTATGAATGTTGACTTAAAGAAAACAGATTGCACTTACGACAATAGTTTCCCTGCGAACATAAACTGGGATAATCCTGTTGTTGTTCAAATATGCGAACGTGAACAAGGCGTTGTTTTGTACACCTGCAAAATAAAAAACACACAGACAAGATGTTTTCTTCCAAGCGATTTTGCAGATAAATACACTAACCGTATTTATGTATTTATTGGTGTATAACTATATAGTTTAGGCGAAACAACCTAGCAGATTTAGTAAGAACGAATAAATAACGGTGCAGAAAATAACCATGACTAACTGGGTTGTTTTCGCACTACAACGAGAGTTAGATGGGGAGATTGCGATGAGTGCGAATGTAAAAGTTATAACAGATGGTTGGAAGCAAGATGATTGCCAATATAAAGTGGTTTTTAATTATGGCAATGGATTGAAAGTGTTTGAGCAAGAGTGCCTTACGCTTGAAATAGCAAAAGACACGTTAAATACACTTGTTGGCTACACTGACTCATTGCGTGAGGCTGGCTTAATTACGAAAGACACTTACTTTGGGCAAGTTCTAGTTAAAGATGGTGAAAAGTGGAACGGATTAGATATAAAGATAAAACTGACCGTTTGAATCTAACTAAAAAATTAAGCCGTAAATGCCCACACTGAAAGCAGAAACTTGACGATTGACTGGGTATTTATCGGCTTGAATGAGAGTTAGAAAGCGATTGACGATTAACGATGAAGTGCAGAGGGTTGAATTATGTTAGTAACAAACAAATTATTGCGTGTAAAGCGCGATACTCATAGCGAGATAGCAATGAGAACAACTTATTGGCTTTTTGGGTTTATACCTGTGTTTTGCAAAAACACTATTTTGAGGCATAGCCTTTAGCGTCTAACACTTTATTAAGGCGCACCCAACCCAAGAAAACATTGCGTGACTGGCTGGGTAGGTGTCGCGCTTAAATTATGAGTTATACACGATTTGCGATGAATGGGGGAATGATTATGGGACAAGCTAAAACACGCGGAACATTTGAAGAACGACAAAAAGAAGGCATAGCGAAGAAGCAACAAGAGGAAAAAGAACGAATTGAACGCCGACGAAATATGCCAAAGCCAAGCCATAAGACTTACGCACTAATGGCGATGATGGCAGGCTTAGGTATTGGTGTATAACTACCAAGCATAAGCCGTAAAGCCTAGCAAAAGCGAACCTACACAGGCGGCTGGGGCTTTATCGGTTTGATGCAGAGTTAGGCACTTTTAGCGACGAATTGGAGTTAATTGCATGAGCTTATTTCAGTGTGAAAATTGCGGGTGTGTTGAAAATACTGCTTTGTCCTGTCAAGGCATTAAGCCAGTGGCAAAGCATTTTGATTGGGTAGGAATAGAGGAACGGCGCGGAATGTTGCTTTGTAGTGCTTGTGCGCCAACATTGCACGCCGATAAAACGCCGACAGAGTTTGGCAAATGGCATGATAGTTTTCCGCGCCGATATTTGCCAAAAGGAATGTTTAAGACAGCAAGCAACGGCAATCTTGAACACATAGAGACTGGCGAACAAGACTACAAAAAGTATGCGATTGCCTAACTCATAGTTAGACACCTAACGCAGGTGTATAACACATCCACAAAAACACAAGTGATTGATATATAATGGTAAAATATATCAATCACACCTTTTTTAGTTCAAGGATGATTTTATTTTGTACGCGCTATTATTTTTTAATCTTTTTGGTCTATTATTAATTTGGTTAGCAGTATTTTGGGACAGGTGGCCGCGATGACAGTTGATGATGCTATACATAACTTAGAGAGCTTCGGAAGGCACATGGGCAATCGGTTTATTGCAATCAATCACGACAGGTCTTGCGAGTTACTGCTAAAAAACGCTGTCATTGTTTTAGAAGATGCGGGTATGATTGAGCGCGACAATGATGCTAAGTGGTCGCAATGTAATGTGAGAATAATTAACAAGCCAGTGCCAAAGGTCGATTATACAACGGGGTTGTGATATGAATATTCTAACGTCTGTCGAATGTGTAACTCGTTATGGATCACCTGAGCTAGAAAAGAATATGATACTTTGGGACGTGCCGCCATTGCTTGAAATTGGAGCTATTCCTAAGCGCATATACTGCAATAAAGACATGATTGAACCATTAAGCAAGGCGTTTGCTAATCTTATCAAGACAGGTCATGTAAACGAGCTTAGAACGTGGGACGGATGCTTTAACATTAGACAAAAGCGCGGCGCGGTGACAAAATCGCTTCATAGTTGGGGCGTGGCGATTGATGTTAACGCAGCTTGGAATCCAATGGGCAAAGAGCCTAAACTGTCACAAGGTTTTGTAAAGTGTTTTAAAGATGCTGGATTCGATTGGGGTGGAGATTGGGATTATCCAGACGGAATGCACTTCCAGCTTAAGAGTTTTAGAAAATAACCTCGCAGCGCATGGAAGCGCACCTTTTAGCCCTGATTCCCGTCGGGGCTTTTTTATTGCCATAATTTTAACTTGTGCTATATTGTTTCAAACATAGGAGCGCGTGTTATGAATAGATTAAAAGAGCCTTCAAGTTATGCTGGACTAGCACTGATTTTTAACGGCATATCTGACTGTATGACTGGCAATTATCAGAGCGGAGTACCTAGTATTATTTTAGGTCTTGTTGCTGTTTTGAAGAAAGAAAACGGTGCGAAATAACATGGCCGATACATCCCAACATTTAGAACATGGGTTGAGTATGGCTGCTATCAAAACATCGCCACCGATTATCGTCACAGGAATGACATTCGCAGGAATACAAGTGCAAGATTGGCTGGTCATGGCAACAATACTATATACAGTCATACAAATTATTATAGCGTTGCCGAACTTGAAACAGTCATTTAATGAGTGGCGCAAGAAATGAAAGCCCTAAAACTGTTTTTACAACTATGCTTAATATCAGGTATTTGTGTGATAATTGGTTTTAGCGGTTGGATTCTTTACTTTGTTTGGTGGATTGTTAAGGGGTTTAAATGAGCCAGTATAGCGCAGAAGTAGCAAAGGATATTTGTGAACGTGTTGCTAATGGTGACACTCTGCAAGTTATTGCAACATCGTATGATGTAAGTATTGGGACAATATTAAATTGGGCGACAAAAGAAGAAAACACTGATAACTACGCGCGCGCACGCGAGGCAGCCGCAGACCTTTTTGAATCTAAAATCATCACACGCGCCGAAACAGTAACGCCAGAATCAGCCGCAGCCGACAGGGTTGCTATTGATGCGTTGAAGTGGGTGGCAGCACGACGCGCACCTAAAAAATACGGCGACAGCAACAAAATAGATTTAAACGTTAGTAGTTTGACTGAGCTATCCGACGAACAATTAGACAACATCATCACTCAAGCAACTGAGCGACTAAAACAAAATGCTTAACACTGATATTGTCAGTGACCGAACCGCCAAAATTCAACTTGCTGCTGCGTTGCAAGAAAAGCAACGACGCATATCTGAAAACAAGTTATTGCATTACAAACCCTACAAAAAACAAATGAAGTTTCACGAGTTAGGCTCAACTATTCGTGAGCGGTTGTTCATGGCTGGAAATCAGCTTGGAAAAACCATCGCTGGTGCTGCTGAAATGGCTATGCACTTGACAGGCTTATATCCCGATTGGTGGCAAGGCCGAAGATATAAACGGCCTGTTGTTGCATGGGCAAGTGGTATCACAGGCGAAACAGTACGCGACACAGTGCAAAGATTGCTTGTTGGCCGCACTGGCGAGTATGGCACAGGATTTATCCCCAAACATTGCATCATTGGTGACCCTAAGCGTGCTATGGGTACTCCTGATTTGCTAGACAGCGTGCAAGTGCGTCATATTAGCGGTGGTATTAGTCGATGCGGTTTTAAGTCGTATGCAACAGGCCGCGAAAAATGGCAAGGTGAAACATTAGACATTCTATGGCTCGATGAAGAACCGCCGCAGGATATTTACACCGAAGGATTGACTCGAACTAATGCTACAGGCGGCTTTGTCTATATGACGTTTACGCCATTGCTAGGTATGTCTGAAGTAGTGCGTCGATTCATTAGCGAACAAAACAACGATAGAACGGTGGTGAACATGACGATTGATGATGTTGATCATTACACTGAAGAACAAAAAGCGTCAATCATTGCCAGTTATCCAGCACATGAACGAGAGGCACGCGCAAAAGGTGTCCCAACGCTTGGTAGTGGTCGCATCTTTCCAATATCAGAAGAATCAATCAAGTGTGAACCGTTTCAACCGCCAGCATGGTGGTGTCGTATTGGCGGCCTAGACTTTGGATGGGATCACCCGACTGCTGCCGTTAAAATTATATGGGATAGGGATGATGATGTGATTTATGTTACTTCATGTCATAAGCTGCGAGAATCTACACCTATTGTTCACGCTGCTGCTATCAAACCTTGGGGTGGTGATTGGATGCCTTGGGCATGGCCTCACGACGGCTTACAGCACGACAAAGGCAGCGGTGACAACTTAGCAGACCAATACCGTAAGCAAGGGCTTAGAATGACAGCCGAGCGTGCTACTTTCCCCGATGGCACTAATGGAGTTGAAGCTGGATTGATGGAAATGCTCGACAGGATGCAAACAGGGCGGTTAAAGGTGTTTAGCCACTTGAATGATTGGTTTGACGAGTTTAGATTGTATCATCGTAAGGATGGCAAAGTAGTTAAAGAATATGACGATTTATTAAGCGCAACGCGCTATGCTATTATGATGAAACGGTACGCGGCGCAAGTGCCTAGACCTAGAGAAATAGGCAATCCAAACTTTAAGCGACAATCCGACTATCAGGGCTATTAACATGAGCGAGTTATTGCGATTTTTCAAAGATATGCGTGATAACGGTTATGGATTGGCTGAGATAGCGGCGCAACTAGGCACGTCTGCAATCGCTGAACCTGTAGCTGGCTTTGCTGCCATGTACGACCCTGCTCATGGTGCTGACGCTATACGCGAAGGCATGACATATCAGCCAAGAACAC